CTACTGCCTGCAACTGCTCCAGTACAGTCTGGGGAACATTGACCACCTGAATGGTCTCTTCTCCGGTCATAGGGTCAACGATCTCTTCCTCAAGGTTCACGCCATCGGCAGAATGGACGATCAGATACTCAAGCCAGATTCTTGCTACATCCTCAATCAGAGTCTTGCAGCTTTCCTTCTGCTCTGTCATGGGCGCTCTATTGGCCTGCTGTACTGCCAAGATTGCTCTGCCGGATGCATCTTCCGGGTTCACCTGACCAGTAGCAGTATCGCCTGCACCAGCCAAGTCTCTGGTCATGCTGATTAGATCCTCCTGAAGCTTGACCACATCAGGACTCATCTGTGCCGGGGGAATTGTACCCACAATCTTATGCACATCATCCACAGTATTGTTATTCGTCCAGATCACACCGCCAACAGTATTGACCGATGCAGGATTGGCAATCTTGTTCCGGTCTGCCACCTTCATGGGATATGCCTGCTGCTTGACAGTAATGATTCGTCTCATTTCCGTCTTGTTGACTTCGATCTGGTTGGGAATCAGATACCGGACTTCACCTTCGCCTCTGGCGCTACCTTCCTTCTCTTCCCATGTGAAATGTGCAATGGGATACATGGAGAGTCCGGTTTCGATGTCCTCTGCAATCCCCACCCATCTGGTAGCAACAGAGTAGCGGACAGTGCCTTGCTTCTTGTACATCTTGTAGACAACAGTCACCATGTTATCCAGTTCGATCTTTGCCGCTTCACCGCTCTCCTCGAAGGTGTCATTGTCACCCACGATCATATCAATCTTGCTTTCGCTCATACCTTCAGCCAAGGCAAGGTCAATGGCATTTACCACGGGCATTCTCTTCCGGAGCAAGATATAAGGCTGTGCCTGAATATCCTCGTCATTCTCGTTGCCGTAGTAGATGTCATTCTTCTTGATGACCTCATTGATCGGCTGCATCTTCTGGGTATCAAAGTTGACATACATGATGCCCTCGTCATTGATGGCGGCATCCTTCGTCACCTTGCGCAGCTTCTTGTCCATCTGGTCATGCTCCCAGACTCTGGCGGCATACCGATTCAGCATCTCGCAGTACCGCTCTGCCTGCATCTGGAACTCTCTGCTCTCATGGTTCATGGAGGAGTAGTTGATGGCATACAGATTGTCATGGATGACTGCGCACTTGTACTTGACGATAGGCTTGATGAAGTTCTTCTGGACTGGCTCTACATCACCCAGCTTCGCACCTTCCCATTGGTTGCCGTTATAGAACCGATAGTTCCGGTCTGTGTCTGTGTAAATACCCGTCCGTCTGTGGTAATTTCGTCCTTTTTCGTACAATGACCAAATTGGCGTTTCTTTGATCTCCTGAATATTCATCACTCCACCTCTTCCTGCCCTCTGCCAGTACCATCGTAGCTTTCAATGTTACGCATGATGGTGTCCATCTTATCCTGCTCTTTCTTTGCCTCTCTCTTGGACTCCTGCTCCCGGTAGATCTCCATCGGATTCAGCTTGGGCATCTCAATTGGTTCGTCCTTGCTGACCGACTGGCCTACCTTTGCACCGACCACGAAGCACAGAAGGTTCGTTGCTCCCATGACCAGTAAAAGTAATACTTCCATATGTCCTCCTCAAATGACTGTGAGGCTTTCGCCATAGTCATACTGTGTCTGAAAATGCTTTTCTATGTTGAAGTGGTGCTGCGGATTGACCACGATAGGCTCATTCGTGAAGACCACCTGATCCCGGATGTGATGTGCGATAGCCAGACCCATCATCATATCGTCATGACCGCCTTGTGGCGCTTCTATACGCCCCTTTTCATTGCGGATGATAGTCAGTAGTTCCTCAAGTGTTTCCTTGTCATAAATCGTCTCACAATGCTCTCTGACAATCTCTATCAGCTTGGATATGATTGTCGGTCTTGTTAAGGATGTGGTCTTGAAGCCGAACCGCTTCTCTGTCTTTCCGGTGTAGGTGTCCTGCGCTTCTCTGGCGTATTGTTTCGGATAATTCAAGCGTTGCAGCTCCATGATAGGGAAGGAGTCGAAGTTGGCCTCTATGCCGATCAGAGCATCCTTGTAGTATTTGCCCAGACAGTACATCTGCTTTGTGTACTGGTCTGCATCGAACTGCTGCCTCAATACAGCAACTTGTTCTCCGGTTCTGGCATCCAGCACATGACCAGTAAAGAAGTCGCTTCCTTCTCCGGCTGTATCGCCACCGATGCAGTACTCTGTCATCCTTGGCACATTGGGAACTTGGTAGATCCTGATGTAGCCGGACTTATCATTGACCCACTTGATATTGGTGATCTGGAGTCCGTCATAGTCATATACGAAGTAACCAGTCTTGATAGGCTTCTGGATGGTTTCTAAGCGCTTTTGAATTGCCCTTGCATCGAATACTGTCTTGCCCAGAATGCCCCACTTACCAAGGCAGTAGACCTCATAGGTGTATTCATCTGTGAGTCTCAGATCCTCAAGTGCTTTCCTATCATCGTCCGTCAGGAACTTGTTGTCCTTATAAGTAGAAAAGCAGACTGTTGCCAGTCCGCTGTCGATGAAATGTCCCTTTATCCAATGCTGTATGTTGATGGGGTTAAAGCTGAGAACCATCTGTTTCTTACTCTTACCACCACGCAAACGAACCTTTAGCTGGTTGATGTCAGCTTCCTGCATTTCGGTAGCTTCCTCACACCATTCATCGGTCAATTCGCCATTGGCAAAGGTGATAGACTTAATCTTTTCGACATCATCCAGTCCGGCAAAGGCTACCTCGTTTCCGGTCAGCTTGCAGACGATTCTCATGTCGCTCTCGTTGATCTTGAAATGCTCTGACAGATTCCAGTTTGATATGACTTGCTTCAGCAGAGGGAATGTAGACCTTCTGTTTGTATCTCCGGTCTGACGGACTACCAGTAGATTGCAGCGCTTCGGATGGATCAGCTTGTATATGTACCGCTGTGCTATGAAGTAACTCTTACCGGAAGAGCCACCGCCATAGAACACAAGGTATCTGTCTTCATTATCCAGATAGGGAAGGTACACATCGTTGAACACCTTCTTGGATATCCGAATGTTTACATCCATTATTCGTCCACCAATTCAATGCTGATGCTTACCGCATTGGTCACGGCAGCTTCCACCTTCTGCACATACTCGCCATCCATCTTATTCAGCAAGTCAATTGCTTTCATGGCCACATTAGGATCATCGCTCTCTGCCAGTTCCGTCAGCTTTTCTCTTCTGTTCTGTGCGCTCATAACCTTTGGTGTCATAGCTTGTTTTCTCAATTCAGCTATCCTTACCGCTACCTTATCGTTCTTTGCCAGTTCACTAGCTTTCACCCACAAGGTCTCGCTGGTCATCTTTGATGTGTTATAGGCAGATCGGTATGCATCTGCCTGATTCATGTCTTCCAACGCAATTGCTTGTGCAAATTTCTCTTGCTGTGCTGTTAGCTTTTGCATCCTCTCTCACCTCACTTTCTTAGTAAGCACCATAGGCGATACCGATTGTACCGCCCCTAAGGAGAAGGTATTTGACAGATCCCTGAGTACCCCAATTCAGAGTATCTGCTGGTGCTTTATAGTTTCGCCCACATATCATGTTTGAGTCCGGCCAAGTAAATGACCGGGGATCTCTTGGATGCAGGCTTGAATCCTTGTTTATCTCCATAGCCTCCGTAATTCAGAGCGGCTGCTGCGTTGACGAACAGCTTGTCTACCAGAGTCACAGAGGAAGTAGAACTGGATACCCGGAAGAATGCCTCTTTGAATACCAGAGGAAGATGCGTGTGCGCATGGATGTAGATATCAGCATCGACAATGGATGCCAGATCAGCCAGACGATTGACCTTGCCACCTTCTTTTCTGCCGCCGCCAGAGCCATGCGTGACATACATGGTGTAAAGCTGTCTTGCGTTATCTCTGCCGTGATTCTTTGCTTTGCCAAACCGGATGAAGAGTAGTGCCGTGGTAGGCGAATACTTCTCCGGGATGCCCAGCTGCGCACACATCAGTTCGGTCATGTCTAGGCCATCGCTCTTATATACCCGGTCTTCATGGTTGCCGGGGAGAACCGCCAAGATTTTCCCTTCATCAGCCAACGGCTTAAATAGCTTCACGCATTGCTTCAGCTGCTCCATAGGCTGTAGGTTCGCTCCATAGGTATCACCGATGCTGGAGCAAATGGCCGTATCCATCAGATCTCCGTCTAGGATGCAGTAGGCATTCGGAGTGTTCTTGATGTGTTCTATCCGCTCCACGATTAACTTGTAGTCAGAGTTGTTATCGCCCAGATGCATATCAGCCATAGGATGAATCTCTATCTGTTCTGCATAGGGAAGGTCACATCGAATCGCTTTCATATCTACATTCCTTTACAACGAAGAAAGCACCCAACCATCATCGGCTGGGCGCTTTTCCTTTTATCTCAGTCTACATACTATCAAAGAAGAAAGTCACATTCCATAGCGTTCAGTCACACCAAGTCACAAACTGCAATTGAATTGTTTTCTCCATGTTCTGAATTATTTTCTCCATGGTGTTTATCTAACCCGTGGGTTATAGTAAAGCCAGAAAGAAACACCGCCCCACACACCGAAAGGAGAAATCACCATGGAATACATCGTAATCACCAGAGTCAATAAAGTCTCTTACATGGTTCGCCTGAACGCAGAGAGCCGTTCCGCTGCTGAACACAAGATCCTCGACATGAGTTACTGTGGCATACATGAGTACGGAGTCGAAACCGCCCAAGCATTCGACCGCAAGGATATGAAGACCGACTGCTTCATCGCTATGGCGATGGCAAGCGTTACTGTCGGCCAAGTCGAACTCGCTGACATCATTGATAATCGCAACCGCCAGATTGAACTCAAAGACCTCGCTGAGAAGCGCATCTGGGAAATCGAATCCCAGATGAAGAAGCTGACCGAAGAACTTGAGAACGCAAAGCGCATCCTCGAAGAGAACTAACCACCACTCGCCACCCCGGAGGCATCGTATCCGGGGAGAAAGGACTACACCATGACTACCAATGAAATCAAAGAGATCCTCGCCAGCAAGCTTCACGATGAAGGATGCTACTTCACCAAGTCTGACATCAGCGTTCGCAAGACTTCCACCGGATACAAGATCGTCATTAAGGACTATGAGCATATCCCCTTCAAGGTTACTCTGGAAGAGGACGAATACTTCGGCAAGTGTGTCTTCGTCAGAACGGACGATGAAACTGTCACCTTCCGCTACAGCAAGAAAGACTACCCCATGTACGAAGCAATGCTTTCCCTCGGTTACTACATCGGCACTCGGTTCTAAGAAAGGAGAAAACATCATGACTAAGCAAGCAATCGAAAAACTGTCCGATCAGGCAAGAGCCTTCTGCGAAACCAAGCAGACCATCATCCGAATGTCCAAAGCCCCCGGTATGGGACACCGGGAAGACCGGAACAAGTCAGAACTCAGAGGCTACCTCGCTTGCCTCCTGCACCTCGGCATCATTACCCAGTCTGAATTCCGCTGCTTGTACACCTTCTACGGAACTATGTGAAAGGAGATCATCATGACCACATCTATCTTTTTCCTCATTGCCACTTCCATTCTGTTCCCCATCGGCGGCCTGATCGCTGATGCGCTTGCAGCCTGCTTCTGGTAAGGCTTGACAGCCGTTGTAGAATAAAATCAAAAAGGAGACTCCCATGGCAAATACAAGTGATGCCCAACTCCGGGCAGTCAAAAAGTACAAGGAGAAAGTCAAACGACTCACGCTTGACTTCGCTCCATCAGAAGAAGACCTCTGGAATCACATTCAGCAGCAGCCTAGGAAGCAGACCTATATCAAAGACCTGATCCGCAAGGATATGGAGAAAGGGAGAGCGTAATGCTCTCCCTCTTTTTATTTTGCATCCATTATTTCCTGAACACTTTTCAGCGCTCGTCCGTGTGTGGTGGTTGCCCACCCATAGTCCTTGTGGTAATGGTCAGCGATCTCCTGCAATGACTGGTACTGTATGTATCTCCGGTGGAGAACATCGTACTCCGTTGCGCTGTCAAGCTGCTCGATGGTCTCTATGACCTCTTTCTTCAGTTCGATCAGTTCATCTACCAGCCGATCAATATCCGCTTCCATATCCACGCAGCGCTCCACGGCCTCGGCCATCTTCGACTTGCTGCCGGAGGATTGAACTCGTTCTCCCTCCATATTGGCTGTGATACCCAATGCGATGTCACGCCATTGCATCTGCTCGATCAGCTTGTTTTTGATGCGTACATCCAGCCTCTTCACTTGACGAAGGTAATCTTTCGCTTCCACGCTATCACTCACCTTTAGAATTTTCCACTTGAGCCGAAGCCGTTGCTTCCTCTCTCTGTGTCTTCCAATCTATCGACCTCTACCAGTTCCGGAGTGTAAATGGGCAGGATCACCAGCTGAGAAATCTTCTGTCCCTTCTGGATATTGATTGCTCTTGCTCCGTGGTTGTACAGCTTGACACAGATGCTCCCGGTGTATCCGGCATCTATAACACCCTCAGACTGGATACCGCTCTTCACATTGAGTCCGCTCTTACTCTTGAGGAATCCCACATACCCGGCAGGAATCTCCATATGAACTCCGGTGTCAAAAGTACCGCTTGAGTTCTGGAAGATCACCGCATCCTCCCGGCTGTAGATGTCATATCCTGCATCCAGTTCGTGCGCTCTGGTGGGCATGATTGCTCCGGGATCTAGCTGCACCTTCATTGTCGCTCTCTTCGGAGCGGTATCAGTGGCAGGATCTTTCAGTTTTTCTGCCATCCATTCATAAGCACTCATAGTAACCTCACTTTCTGCTTGGCTTGTTGTAGTTCCATTCTTTCATGAACGGATACCGGACATTGAATGGCTCAATCTCTCCAA